AATTTAAAACAACAACTTAAACAAGCACAAGTTGAAGTTCAAACGTTGGCGGAAAAGTTCGGAGCAACTTCGGCACAAGCAGTTGAAGCGGCTAAGAAAGCAGCTATTCTTAAAGACAAAATTGGCGATGCAAAAGCGTTGACTGATGCGTTTAACCCAGACGCAAAGTTTAAAGCGTTGAGCGGTTCGCTTACAGGTGTTGCGGGTGGATTTTCTGTTGTTACAGGAGCAATGGCTGCGTTCGGAAAACAAAACGAAGACGTAGAAAAAGCATTGTTAAAAGTTCAAGGAGCAATGGCTTTGGCTTCAGGCGCACAAGCAATTGGTGAAAGCATTGATAGTTTTAAACAACTTGGAGCGGTATTAAAAGCAAATACTATAGTTCAAAGAATAATGACGGCGGCTCAATATGCTTATAATTTAGCAATGTCATTAAACCCTATTGGAGCAATTATAGCGGCTACTATTGCTTTAATAGCAGCAGGTTACGGTTTAATAAAAATGTTTCAAGCAAGTACAGAAGCAACGGCAAAAAACGAATCAGCAGTTAAAAAAAATGATGCAGCTTTAAAGCAACAAATAAAATCAAGTGAACGTGCAAGTGAAGCGTTAAAAACAAAAAACGGACACGAATACGAAATGGCGAAAGCTTCCGGTGCAAGTACAAAAGCATTAAGAGCGTTGGCATTAAAACACGCAGAAGAAGAAATTGCACTTAACAAAGCAAGTTTAGCAACAGCAAAAAATACATACGAGAAAAACAAGAATACTTTAGCAAATTTAATTAATTCAGATGCAAGTGATGAGTTAATTGAAAAGCAAAGAGAAATAACAATTGAATCAAGAAAAGCGTCCGCAGAAGAACGCAAAGATTTAGAAGAAGCAATTAAAAATAAAAAAGATATTGTAAGGAAAAACCAAGTTGAAGTTAGACAAGAATTAACCGACAACAACACGAAAATAAAAGATGCAAACAAAGCACTTAACGAACAAATTAAACAACAAAATGAAGAAGCGGCTAAAACTGAAAAAGACCGTATTAAAACATTAAATGATAGCATACTTTCATTAAGAGAAGAATTAAGGTTAAGTAAACTAAACGAAGAACAAAAAGAAAAAGACGAAGTAGAAAAAAAATATACCAAGTTAATTGCAGATGCAAAAAAAGAAAAAATTAGTGTTACTGATTTAGAAAAAGAAAAGGAAAACGCACTTAAATTAATAAGGGAAAAATACGACAAGGTTTATGAACTTTCAATAGAAGAAAAAAAAGCAAAAAACAAAGAAAAAATTGCAAATGAAAAAGCCGTTTTAGAAGAACTAACATTAACTGAAAACGAATTAAGATTAGCAAAACTTACGGAGCAATATACCGCCGACCAACTATTATACAAGGACAATAAAGAAATTTTAAAGGCACTTGACGTTAAATATTCAAAGGATAAAGAAGATTTAGAAAACGAAGAACTTGCAAAAAAACGAGAACGAACAAGAAAAGGTATTGATATGGCAATGTCGGCTTTATCTATTTTAAACGATGCTTTTCAAATGAGCGCAGGTAAAAGCGAAAAAGACCAACGTAAAGCGTTTAAAACACAAAAAGCGTTTAACCTTGCTTCAGCTATTGCAAATACTTATTTAGCTGTTACAGGCGCTTTAACTGCGGGTGGTAACCCAATTAAATTAGCAACAGGAATGCAATTTGTTGAAGCAGGAATAGCAGCTGCAACCGGAGCAATTCAAATAGCAAAAATAGCAGGAACACAATTTGAAGGTGGCGGAACACAAACTGCGGATACTGGCGGTAACGTTCCAACAGCCCCAACAATGTCAGCACCACAATTTAACGTTGTTGGACAAAGCGGAGTTAATCAACTTGCAAGTTTAAACCAACAACCAATACAAGCTTACGTTGTTTCAGGACAAGTAACTTCACAACAGGCGTTAGATAGAAACAGGTTAGCAAATGCAACTTTAGGCGGTTAGAAAATACAACAAACAAACAATAATTAAATTAAATAGATATGCGAATAGTTGAATTAATAATTGACGAAAAAGACGAAACAAGCGGAATAGACGCAGTTTCAGTTGTGTCAAGTCCTGCAATAGAAAGCGACTTTATAGCACTAAAAAAACACGAAATAGAGTTAAAAGAAGTTGATGCTGAAAAGCGTATTTTAATGGGTGCAGCTTTAATTCCTAATAAACAAATTTACCGCAAGAACGACAAGAACGAAGAATACTATATTTACTTTTCTGAAGAAACGGTACGCAAAGCAAGTGAATTGTTTTTTATGAACAGCAACCAGAACAACGCAACTTTAGAACACAAACAAAAGTTAGACGGAATGAGTGTTGTCGAAAGTTGGATTACAGAAGGAAAAAACGACAAGTCAACGAACTATGGTTTTAATTTTCCAAAAGGTACGTGGGTTATTTCTATGAAAGTAAACAACGACGAAATTTGGAACAAAGTTAAATTAGGCGAAGTAAAAGGATTTTCTATTGAAGGTTATTTTGCGGACAAATACGAAATGAGTTTAGTAAATGAAGAACAAATTTTAATGGATAAAATCAAAGAAATTATTTTAAATGGCGAAGCAAACTAACGTTAAAGTTCATCTTAAAAAACCGAAAGTTAAACGTGCAGGAGTACACGCAAAAACACGAAATAGTAAATTAAAGTCAAGTAAAAATTATACTAAAACTTATACACGACAAGGACGTTAATTTTAAAAATACAACAAATAATAAACAATTAAATTATACATATATGAACACACTACAAAACGTTTACGACAGATTATCCGACAAAACGGAATTAGCAAAGCACGAAGTTAATTTAGCAGATTTAAAACTTTTAGAAAATAGACTAAAAGACATTTTTGTTTATGAGAAAAAACTTGATGTTATAAACCCAAAATTACTTGAATTAAACAAACAAAAACAAGACGCAGTTAATCAATTAAAATTAATTTATAAAAATTCAATAGAGACACTTGCTGAATTTGAAAAACAAGCAAAATTACTTGGTTTAGACCCTGCAACTTTACCTGCGTTTAGGTCGTTAAAAAATGAATCGGTTATTGTAATACAAGAATATTTAAAATAAATAAACAAAACACGAAATATGAAAACAAGCGTAATTAATCAAATCAAAACTTTACTTGGAATGGAAGTAAAACTTGAAACAATGAAATTAATGGACGGCATCACAATTTTTGAAGCTGACACTTTTGAAACTGACAAAGAAGTTTTTATTGTAACTGAAGACGAACAAAAAATACCAGTTCCAATCGGAGAATATGAATTAGAAGACGGACGTATTTTAGTAGTAGAAGTTGAAGGAATTATTTTAGAAATAAAAGAAGTTGCAACAGAAGAAGAAGTTGTTGAAGAAGAAGCTCCAGTAGTAGAAGAAGAAGTTGAAGCACAAGCAACACCAACAGCAAAGAAAACAATTGAAAGCGTAGTTAAAGAAACGTTCTTTGCAGAAATAGAAAAATTAACACAAGAAAATATAGAGTTAAAAGCACAATTAGAAAAGTTGTCTAAAGTTGACGAAGTTACAACAGAAGTAACCGAACTTGCAGACGTAAAGCCAATTGCGTTTAACCCTGAAAACAAGAACGAAGTTGAACATTTTCAATATGGTTCAAAGAGACCACGCACAACAATGGACTCAATTTTAGAAAAAATAAGTAATTTAAAATAAGTATTAACAATTTAAAAAAATTAAAAAATGGCATTAGTAACAACAGGTACTACTTACGCAGGAGAATTTGCCGGTAAGTATATCGCAGCAGCTTTATTAAGCGCACCAACATTAGAGCAAGGTGGAGTAACAATACTTCCAAACGTTGCTTACAAACAAGTAATTCAAAAAGTAGCAACAGGTTCAATCGTAGTAGATGCTTCTTGTGCATTTACAAACACAGGAGACGTTACACTAACTGAAAGCGTTTTAACAACAAAAGAACTTCAAGTTAACCTTGAACTTTGTAAAAAAGATTTATTCCAAACTTGGCAAACAGCAGAAATGGGTTATAGTGGTTTCAGAACTTTACCTAAAACGTTTTCGGATTTCTTAATTGCACACGTAGCTGAAAAAGTAGCAGCAGCAACAGAAACTGCAATATGGAGTGGAACAGCAACAAGTGGTTCTTATTTAGGGCTTAAAGCGAAGTTAATCGCAGCAGGTGCGCCATTTGTAGGTACACCATTAACAGGTGCAGCTTTAACAGCAGCAAACGTTATTTCTGAAATGGGTAGAGTTGTAGATTTAATTCCTGCAACACTTTACGGAAACGAAGGATTAAGATTGTATGTATCTCAAAAAATTGCTAAATTGTACGTTCGTGCATTGGGTGGTTTTGGTGCTTCTGGATTAGGAGCTAACGGAGTTAACGCACAAGGAACACAATGGTACACAAACGGTTCACTTTCTTTTGACGGTATTCCTGTTTTTATGGCTAACGGACTTGGAGCAGACAATATGATTGCAACAACAGTTGATAACTTGTATTTCGGTTGCGGTTTATTAAACGACCAAAACGAAGTTAAAGTTATTGATATGGCAGACATTGATGGTTCACAAAATGTACGTGTAGTTTTACGTTACAATGCAGGAGTTGAAATTGGTTTTGCTTCAGACGCAGTAACTTACGGAGCGTAATATTAAATAAAAAGCGGGATGTAAAAATTCCGCTTTATTTTATTCATAATTTAAAAACAAAACAAAATGGCTTGTTTATTAACACACGGTAGAGCTGAATCTTGTAAAGAATTTGTTGGCGGTATAAAAAGTATTTATTTTATTAACTACGGAGATTTAGGCGCAATTACTTATGATGGTATTTCACCTGCAAATCCAGATATTAGCGACCAAATTAAAACTATTGCAGGAACTTTCAGTTTATTTAAGTACGACTTAAAAGGTGCAAATTCTTTTGAACAAACAATTACAAGTTCACGTGAAAACGGAACAACATTTGTTGAGCAAACTTTAACTTTTACAATCAAAGGTTTAGACACAATAACTACAAGACAAATGAAATTACTTGCTTGGGGTAGACCACACGTTATAATTAAGACGAACGCTAACAATTTCTTTTTAGCAGGACTTAATCACGGAATGGATGTAACAACAGGAACTATTGCTAACGGTACTGCAATGGGTGACTTAAACGGTTACACATTGACACTTGTTGGACAAGAGCCAATTCCTGCAAATCATTTGCCTGTTGCTTCACCTTATGCTGATGCAAATTTAGTAGGTGCAACAAACGTATTTACAGGTTTAACAACTACAAATATTATTTCAGTTTAACACTTAAAAATAATTTTTTTAAAGCCATTCTTATTGAGTGGCTTTTTTTTTGTCTTAAAAAAAGAACAAAAACACGAATATTTAATTATACTAATATGATAGTATTAACACCTTCAGGAAGTCCACAAACATTTAGTTTTATTCCACGTGATAATACGTTTAATGTTATGGAACTAACAGACGAACAAACAAACGTAACAACACCTGTAGCAATTACTTCAAGCACAACAGGAGACTATATAAACACGATTACAGCAACCTTTAGTTTAGTAGAAGGACATTTTTACAATTTAGTTTTAAGAGTAGGCACAACCATAATTTTTAAAGACCGTGTTTTTTGCACGGCACAACCATTAGTTACATTTTCGGTTAACAATAACCAATATGTAAGTAATACAACAACAAATGATTTTATAGTATATGAATAATTTACACGTTTTAAATTTGTCGGCTTATACGTCACCTGTTATTTCGGAAACTAACCGAGAAAATTGGGTTGACTTTTTAACTGAAGAAGGCGACCAATACTTTCAATTCTTAATTGAGAGATATTCTAATTCAACAACGAACAACGCTATTATAAACAACGTAGCACGATTAATTTACGGAAAAGGATTAAGTGCATTAGACGCTAATAAAAAGCCGAATGAGTACGCACAAATGATGTCTTTATTTCACAAAGAAGACGTACGTAAAATGGTGTTGGATAGAAAAATGTTTGGACAATTTGCTATTCAAGTTCACTACAACGACAAGCACGACAAAATATTAAAAGCATATCATATTCCTGTTAATCTTTTAAGAGCTGAAAAATGCGACAAAGACGGAAACATAACAGGTTATTATTATTCGGACAATTGGGAAGATACTAAAAAGTTTGCACCGATTAGATTTAATGCTTTTGGATATAGCAAAGACAAAATAGAAATACTTTATTCTAAACCTTATTCGGTTGGAATGAAATATTACGCTTATCCGGACTATCAAGGTGCTGTTCCTTATACACTTTTAGAAGAAGAAGTTGCAGACTATTTAATTAACGAAGTTCAAAACGGATTTAGCGGTACTAAAGTTGTAAATTTTAATAACGGAATACCAACGGACGAACAACAAAGTATTATTTCAAACAAAGTTTTAAGCAAGTTAACAGGTTCACGCGGACAAAAAGTAATTGTAGCTTTTAACAACAACGCAGAAAGCAAAACAACGGTTGAAGATATTCCGTTAAACGATGCTCCAGAACACTACACTTATTTAAGCGAAGAATGTTTACGCAAAATTATGTTAGGACACAACATAACTTCACCTTTATTATTTGGTGTTGCTTCAACAAACGGCTTTTCAAGTAACGCAGAAGAACTTAAAAATTCAAGTATATTATTTGACAATATGGTTATACGACCATTCCAAGAAGAACTATTAGATGCGTTCGATAGCATATTAGCTTACAACGGAGTTGCTTTAAAGTTATTCTTTAAGACTTTACAACCTTTAGAGTTTACGGACTTGGAAAACACGCAAAACGAAGAACAAGTTGCAGAAGAAACAGGAACGGAATTAAGCGCACATACAAACCCATTAATTGATTTAGGCGAAGAACCACAAGACAATTGGATTTTAATAGATGAAAAAGAAGTTGACTACGAAAATGACGATGAAGAAAACGAACTATTAAGTAAAGAACCTAAACAAAGTTTATTAAACAAAATTGTAAACTTGGTTTCTACAGGTGATGCAAGACCAAATATTACAAGTAAACAAGACAAAACTATTGACGGAGTAAAGTTTGTTGTTCGATATAAATACGAAGGCGAAGTAACGGACAATCCACGTGAATTTTGTACACAAATGGTAAAAGCAAACAAGATTTACCGTAAAGAAGACATTATAAGAATGGAAACACAAGTTGTTAACGCAGGTTGGGGGCCAAAAGGAACAGACTACTATTCTATTTGGTTATACAAAGGCGGTGGAAATTGTCACCATCGTTGGAATAAACAAGTTTATGCAGTATTTGAAGGAACAGGATTAAACATAACCGCAAACACTAAAAAATTAGCACAAGCAAAAGCCGCTAAATTTGGCTATGTAGTTACTAATCCAAGTTTAGTTGCAACACGTCCAATAGACATACCAAACACACACGGGTTTTTACCTACAAACAAACGTTTTCAATAATGGCAGAAGCACTTTTAATAACACGATTAGATTTAACAAAATTTACATCATTGAATGGAAATGTTGATGTAGATTCGTTTTTACCTTACATCAAGATTGCACAAGATACAGACTTACAAAATTTCACAGGAACGAAGCTATTAGACAAGATAAAAGCGGACATCATAGCAAATACATTAAGTGGAAATTATTTAACGCTTACAACGACTTATTTAAAGCCAATGTTAATTCATTTGGCAATGAAGTATTATTTGCCGTTCGCAGCTTACACGATTTCAAACAAAGGAGTTTACAAACACAATTCTGAAAATTCAACAAGCGTAGAAAAAAGCGAAATAGACTTTTTAATTGAAAAGGAAACACAAATAGCACAACACTACACACAACGTTTTATTGACTACATAAGCAACAACACAAGTTTGTTTCCTGAATACAACACGAACTCAACAAGTGATATGTTTCCAGACACAAACAATAATTACACTGGATGGTACATTTAAGAACATACAAACCAAAGGAAGTTAATATCGTAAAGTTAAAGACTTACCTAAATACTATAAAAAATGGGAAGTAGTTGGGGTTCTTTACCGTCAAGAACAAGTCCAAAAGGCGGTCAACGTGGTTGCCTATGTAAAGACGGAAAAAGGTATTCTATAAAGTGTTGTAACGGAAGTTTACACGCACAAGGAATTGGAGTAATTGACGGTGTAGTAAATCCAATAGTACCTATTTTTCCTGCTAACACTATTGCACCTGTAATAAGTGGCGCTACGTCTTTAGGTAGTGTACTTTCATCAACAACAGGAACTTGGATAGGAATACCTACACCAACTTTTGCTTACCAATGGAGAAGGGGTGTAACAAATATAACAAGCGCTACAAATTCAACATATACTTTAGTAGTTGGTGATTCAGCACAAAATATAACTTGTGTAGTAACAGCAACAAATACTTTAGGAAGTGCTAATGCAACTTCAAATATTATAACAGCACAAACATATTCAGCACCTGCTAATACTATTGCACCTGTTATTAGTGGAACAACAACACTTGGAAGTTTACTTTCATCAACAACGGGTACTTGGACAGGCAATCCATCACCTACTTTTTCTTATCAATGGACAAGAAATGGTTTACCTATAATTGGTGCAAATTTATCAACATACTCATTGATTTTAGCTGATTCTCTTGCTAACATTCAATGCTTAATAGTTGCAACAAATGCTTTAGGTAGTGATGGCGCACCAAGTAATATAATTACAGCAAATGATTTTACTTTAATTACAAATAGAATAACAGAAATTAACGACCAAAGAATAACAGAAAATAATAATAACAGAATAACACAATAAATTATGGCAGATTTAAAAATTAGTCAATTAACCGCAAAAGGAACAGCAATAGCAGCTACCGATTTATTAGAAATTAGCGAAAGTGATGGTGCAGGTGGTTATGTAACAAAGTCGGTTACAGGTGCAAATATTACAACAGGTGTAGCATCAGTTTCAGCAACAACACCTGTAGTCGCAACAGGAACGACAACACCAGTTATTAGTTTAGATTCAAATTATGGAGACACTCAAAATCCGTATGCTTCAAAGACTGCAAATAATATTTTAGCCGCACCAAACGGAACGGCAGGAGTTCCGACATTTAGAGCTATTGTAGGCGCAGATATTCCAACACTTAACCAAAACACAACAGGAACGGCAAGTAACGTTACAGGAATTGTAGCAGTAGCAAATGGTGGTACAGGCACAGCAACACCAAGTTTGGTAGCAGGAACGAACATAACTGTTACAGGGACTTTTCCTAATCAAACAATAACCGCTACAGGAACAGCAGGAGCAGTTACACAAATTGTTGCAGGAACAAATGTTACAATATCACCTGCAGGTGGTACAGGAGTAGTAACAATAAACTCAAGTGGTGGTGGTGGTGGTACAGAAATAGGTGCGCAAATTGGAGGTGGAATTGTTATTGCAGTATTTAATGATGGCGGAGTTAATAAAGCACTTGTTGCAAGTTTAACGAATTTATCCACGAGCCTTATGTGGACAGTAACTGCACAACAGACTGTTTTAATAGGTGCTACTGCTCAAAGTTATTCGGATGGTCTTACCAATACTAATGCAATTATAGCACAAACAGGAGCTTCTGCAACCACAGCTTATGCTGCAGGAATAGCAAGACTTTTTGCAGGTGGGGGATTTAGCGATTGGTATTTACCCGCACTTTGGGAGTTAAATATGTGTTTAAATTCAGCGGCTATAGTAAATAAAATATTAGGAAGTTCAAATGGTTTTTTAAATGGTTTTAATTATTGGAGTTCTACGGAGACAAGTGCAAGCAATGCTTCAAATATGAGTGCAACTAATGTCACTGTTATTGACAATGCAAAATCAGCCAACCGTTGTATACGAGCAGTAAGAATACATACAATCTAAATAAATTAATATGAAAGTACAAATAGGATATTATAACGAGCAAGGAACTTATATAGAAGAACTTGTTGATGTTATTGAAAGAACAACAGAAGAACTAATACAAGATAAAGAAGCGCAGCTTTTAGCTATGTATGAAGAGTTGAAAGCTCTTAAAGGAGAATAAATGAAAAGTAACTATTTAGCAATTCTTTATTTTATTGCGGGTTTTTTAACTTCGTTTTCTTTGATTTGTCAAGGCACAGAACCTTACATTAATTTGGCTGGAGTTACTTTGTTTTTTTACTTAACTTTCAGTTTAACAGAAGCACTTGAAGATTTAGGATTATGAGACTACAACTTTTTTTATTACTTTACACAATTAAAAATTCAGCGTTGAAACTATTAACTATTTGCTTTTCGTTTTTTTTACCTATTAGCGGAATACTTGGACTTTTATTTGCGTTAATTTTAGCAGATACAGTTACCGGAATTTGGAAAGCAAAACACCAAAAACAAGAAATAACATCACGCAAACTTTCGGCAATAGTTTCTAAATTACTTTTATACGAGTTGACGGTTATACTTTTTTACCTTATAGACTATTTTATTCTTAACCAAATAATTTTACAATTCTTTTCAGTTCCATTAATGCTTACAAAAGTTTTAGCGTTGGTACTTGCATCAATAGAAATTATGAGTATAAACGAAAATTACAAAGTTGTTAAGGGAATAGACATTTGGCAGTCGGCAAAGTTATTGTTTGCAAGAGCAAAAGAAGTTAAAGACAACATTAATAAGTTAAAATGAATTTATCTAAACACGTTACGTTAAAAGAATTTCAAGCTTCAGGAATAGCAACGTTACGAAACCTTAACAACCAAATGAACGAGTCGCAAATTGCGTCCGCAAAATTATTGTGTGAAAATGTGTTTGAACCGTTAAGAATTCACTTAAACACACCTATACAAATTAGTTCGGGTTTTCGTTCAGTACAGGTTAATAAAATGATAAAAGGAAGTTCAACAAGCCAACATACAAAAGGCGAAGCAATGGACTTACAAATAGGCGCTAAAGGTTTTAATTTTATAAAAGACAAGTTAGACTTCGACCAACTTATTTGGGAGTTTGGAAACGATGAAAATCCGTCTTGGGTTCACGTTAGTTATAGTTCTAAAAATCGTAAACAAGTATTAAAAGCAACCAAAAAAAATGGGAAAACTATTTATTCTAATTATTAGCATTTTACTTTATTCGTGTTCGGCTCAATACCATTTGAACAAAGCAATTAAAAAGGGTTACGTTTGTGAAGACACTTTACAAATGGACACAATAAGAATAGCAACTATTGATAGCGTTCCGGTAATTGTAAACAACGAAATAATTTACGAAAAATTTATTACGCAAAAAGATACAATAGTTAAATGGAAAACTAAAAATGTTTACGTTCCAAAAACACGAATAGAATTAAAACGTGAATACAAAATAAAAATAAAAACTATCTATAAAGACAAGGTAGTTGAAAAAGCGGAAGCACGAGCTGAAGGTAAAAAGAACCGTCCAAAAGGAAACCTTAACTTACTTTTTGTAGGTGTTGGGATAGGTTTACTATTATCGTGGCTTTGGAAAAACGGAATTAAATCTATAATCTAAATTTTTATGGCAAATAACAGCGCAAGGTTTCGACTAAAACAAGACGAAATCGAAATACTTATGCAGTATCGTGGCATCAAAAACGCAACTGATGAAGCTGGAGTTGATGACAAAGACGTAAAACACGGATGGCTAAAAACTAAACAAGCAAGTTTATTCTTTAAGAACCCAAACTTTAAGGTTGAAGAACTAAACGCTATTCAACAAATAAAAGACGAATGTATTAAAGAAGTAAAGTTATACGCTCCGAAATATCACGCAATAGAAACAATAAAAAGCGAAGACACGCATTTACTTGTAATTGACATCGCAGACTTGCATATTGGTAAACTTGCAACAGCATTTGAAACAGGCGAAGACTATAATTCACAGATAGCCGTTAAACGTGCAAAAGACGGACTACAAGGCATTTTAAACAAAGCTAAAGGGTTTTATATTGACAAAGTATTATTTGTTGCAGGAAACGATATTTTACACACCGACAACACAAGGCGAACTACAACAGGTGGAACACCACAAGATACGGACGGAATGTGGTATGACAATTTTTTAATGGCGAAGAATCTTTATATTGAACTTTTAGAACAATTAATAAGTTTTGCAGAAGTCGAAGTTGTTTACAATCCTTCAAATCACGATTACACACACGGCTTTTTTTTGATGCAGTTAATAGAAGCACACTTTAGCAATTCAAGTATTCGTTTTAACGTAGATTTAAAGCACCGAAAAGCGTTTAAATACGGAAACAATCTAATCGGCACAACACACGGAGACGGAGCAAAAATAGAACACTTACCTTTATTACTTGCAACTGAATTTCCTATATTATGGAGCAAAACTAAACACCGATATATTTATTCGCACCATATACACCACAAAACAAGTAAAGATATGATTGGTTGCACATTTGAAACTTTACGCAGTCCTTCAGGTTCTGACAGTTGGCATCATAAAAACGGATATACAGGCGTTCCAAAAGCGGTTGAAGGTTACGTCCATCACAAAGAATTTGGACAAATTGCAAGATTAACGCATATTTTTTAGTTTGATTAAATAATTTATAGTATATTTGTCATTCATAGTTGAAAAAAAGAAAACAGTTGTAAGCACCCAGCACGCAGCTGTTTTTTTTTGTTTGAATAATGCTAAATAAAGTTTACAAATACATACACTTTTGTAAGATATGCTTTACATAATAGGCATAATTCCGATTAATTGTCCCGTTTTTTACGAAATAAATTGGACTTTTTATGGTTATAACCCTAATAATAGCAATGGCTTTAAAGGTTTTACCTTTACTCTAATACATTATTAAGTAAAATTCACCTTAATTAAGTGTTTTACTTATTTAGAATGAATATAAATTACACTTTTTTCTATTCAGCAAACGCAATAAACACAAGGGTTTTAAAAAATAATTAAAAATAAATTAAAAATAATTGTTAAAAAGTATTGCAGTTATTAAAATAGTATATATATTTGCATATAATTATTAACGAAACAAAAACACTATGAAAACAGAATTTAACAAAGTAATTGATTTCTTGGAAACACAACAACAGGAAAACAAACTAAACACGAACCAACTGCATTTAATTATTCAAACTTTATGTACATTTTTAGACGATGAGCAGTTAAAAGAAGTAGAAAATTTATTTAACCAATTTAAAAAATAAGACTATGAAAAACTTAATTGATTACTTTACACCAACAACCGAAGAACACAAATCGTTTTTAAGGCACTTTTTAAGCACTCTAACGATGTTTATAGTGTTGGGTGGTATGTTCTATTGTTTAATGTATTTAAAAACGTTGTAAGATGGAAAATAGAAATTTAGAATTTTGGAATAAAGGTTGGGAATTAACCTACGAGTTTTTAGGTTGGACTTATTCAATAGCAGGAACTTGGGAGTTCAACGATTGGGACGAAGTTTCGGAATATGCGTTTATTGAATTAGAAGTTGAAATTTCGCAGAAGTGGGAAACAGAAACAGACGACAATTTACAACCGCACGTTTTAGGTGTTCGTCTTTTGGAAGATTTGCGCCTTGAGATGCAGGAAGCAATAAACAGCGATTTAGCACACTACAACTTTTGGGAATGGAAAACAAGCAATGACGATAGTAACTACACTTTTTATCACGAACTATGACAAGCGGAACTATATACGACCAATTAGATTGGTGGCAACGACAATGGCGAGGAACATTTGATTTAGGGTTATACCTTGAAGTTTGCAGAATTAAAAAAAACGAACAAATAAAATTTAAAACTATGAAACGATTTAAAGTAACTTTTAAAACTTGGGCGTATGTTGGCGCACCTGTTAAGTTAGAAACACGAATTGTTGAAGCATACGACTTCCAGCACGTTAAAAACTTAATACAAAAAAACGATGATATTATAATTGAAATTAAACAAATAGAAAAATGAAAACAGCAGTACAACAAGTATTTAGCGATTTAGAAAAATTGCATCCACAATTATTTAATGTTTACACAACCGAAGGCAAAGAATTTATTAACCACTTTCATAAATATTTAGAACTGGAAAAACAACAAATGAGAGATGCAAGTTGCCCATACGTTAATGGTTGGGAAGAAGATGAGTTTGAACAATACTACAACGAAACATTTAAAAATACGGAACAATGATAGAACTAATAAAAGAAATAATAGAACAAGACGGACTTGCACAGAAAAACCGAAAACGTGAAATAGTACACCGAAGAATTTATTTGTTCAGGAAGCTGCGAGAAGACGGACACACACTAAAAGGAATAGGAAGTTTATTCAATATGAACCACGCAACTATTCTACACGGTTTAAAAACTTACCAAGATTTAGTTGATGTAAACGACAAGTTATTTTTACACGACATAGAGTATTATAAATTACTTTTAAGTTTAGAACGGCCAGAACTTGACTTGCGAAAAGAGATTAAGGAAGCAAAGAACTTAAAAGACTTGCGTAAAATTCAGTTAAGAATAAAAAATAAATTTTATTAATTCGTGTTTATGTTAAATTAATTATTATATTTGCAACTGTACGGTCTAACATTATAAGTACAAAAAGGAATTATTGCCCTTGTTTATGAAGTTGAAGTTAGACCCAACGGATTGAACAGGGGCATTTTATTTTAAAAAAATTAAGATTATGAAAGAAATTTGGAAGGATGTTGTAGGTTATGAAGGAAGGTATTTAATATCAAATACAGGAAGATTAAAATCTATTATAAAAAATGGAGTTGAAAAATTATTAAAAGGTAGTTTAAGTAAACAAGGATATTGGCAATATAGTTTAAATTGGAAAGAAAAAAACAAATATAATGTTTATACAGCTCAACAATTAGTTGCAATATCTTTTTTAAATCATTTTCCGGATTCAACAAAAGGTTATGTAATTGACCATATAAATGATAATAGGTTAGATAATAGATTAGAAAATTTAAGATTAGTAACTAATCATCAAAATTCAATAAAAAGATTTAATCATTCTAATTTATTTGGAACTTCAAAACAAAAAGCAAATGGTAAATGGCGTTCAAATATTTGGCATAACAAAAAAAATGTTTGTTTAGGATTTTTTAATACAGATTTAGAAGCTCATTTAACAGTAATTGATTATATGAATAAAAATAATATTAAAAGAAAAATATAATGAGCGGTTGGATTAAAATACACAGAAAATTTTTAGATTGGGAATGGTTTAATAAGTCAGAAGCTGTACACTTGTTTTTGTATATGCTATTAAAGGCAAACCATAAAGACAATAAATGGCAAGGCAACGATGTAAAACGAGGACAATTTATTTCGTCTTTAGGTAATATTTCCAGTGCTACAGGAATTACTATTCAGCAAATAAGAACCATTTTAAAAAAGTTAGAAAAAACGAATGAAATCGTAGTAAAATCAACAAGCCAATTTACTATTGTAACTATTTGTAAATATGAATGTTACCAAGATGAAAATGAAGACACTAACAAACCAATAACAAACAATCAACAAACGACTAACAAACAATCAACAACAAACAAGAATGAAAAGAAAGAAAAGAATGAAAAAGAAGTAATTTTAGATAGTTGGATTGAATACAGGAAGTCGGCAAAAAAGACTTTAACACAACAAAGCATAAAATCTATTTTAGTTAAAATGGAAAAATATACAAATGAACAATGTAAGTTTGTAATAAACAAATCAATCGAACAAGGTTGGCAAGGGTTGTTTTGGGACAACATACAAACAATACAAGAAGTTAACGAACCTAAAAAATGGAAAGCACCGTGGAGTTAAATGGATATAAAATTACAGAAGCTGGAGACGTAATTACTCAACTATTTAAATATAGAGACAATTACAATAATAAAGGCAAATATTTAGGATTTAAAAGTTTACACGAACATTATTCTATGAGTTTAGGAAATTGTACGGATTGGACGGGTTTCCCTATGAGCGGTAAAACGCAAGTATTAATGGAATGTTTAATGAACACTTCTAAATTTTATGGTTGGAAGCATTTAGTTTACTTTCCTGATGTTGGTTCTAATGTAGAAATAATTGCTGATTTAATACATAAGAAAACAGGCAAAAGTTTTAACCCTTTAGACCGGAACACTATTGAAGACAAAGAAATAACACAAGCTATTGATTGGGTATTAGAACATTTTAAAGTATTAACTAAAAAAGACGTTAAAGCAAAATTAACGCCAATTCAATTTTGGGATATGGCTGTTGAACTAAAAAAACACGATGAACTTCACACAGCTTCAATTGATAGCTGGAAGGACTTAAATCACCCATATAACGATTATGGCGGATATGCACAATATTTAGAATATGTTTTGCCGTATAGAAATCAAATAGCAGAAGACAACGATTTACATATACACACGATTATACATCCAAAACTAACTGAAAAAGAAAACGGAAAAAGAAACGCTCCTGTTCCTTACGATTTAAAAGGTGGCAGCGAATGGTTCAATAGTGGTAAATGTATGATAACAGTACACAGGCAAGACCCTACATTTAATTTAGCTGAATTACACTTTAATAAAATTAAACCACGTTCAAACGGAAATATTGGAATGATTGAAATTTGGTTTGATAAAGAAAAATTGTGTTACTTTGAACAATCAAATCCAGCGCCAAATGTATATGAAAAAACTTTTGCTTGTAAACAAACAATTTAAAAAATAAAAAAATGGAACTTGAATTATTAAGTAGCAGAATAAACTTAAACCACACTTGTTTAAAGCTTCAAGTTAGCATTGAAGACATAAAAACGAAACATCCAAACCGAACAGATTTAATAAGTTCAATGGAGCAAAGTTTACACGAAATAAAAAAAGCAATGGTTGTTTACCAAACGTTAGAAAAAGAATTTAGAGCGACAAGACAAATTAACTTTGATTTACAACACATAAATTTAGAATTAAAACAGGATGTAAAAGACTTAAAAAAAATTATAGAATTTAACAACGCGG